GAGTTTATATTCAAAAGAACATCTATCACATAAAGCTCTTGCAAATTTACCACTTGCGTAAGCCATCAACGCATCCTTATTCTAGGTCTTATTTTGAATGATGCTCTATCTTCATCTTGGTCAGCAGCTCTTCTGAACTCTTCCTCATATACAGCTTTTAATTGAGGTGTAAGTTGTGGTGCTTTTTTTAATGATAAGTAGTAAGAAAGGCCTGCAACAAAACAAGGATAAAATCTAAACGGCATGTCCATTGTGTCAATAGCTGTATCTGCATCATCCATTCTCACTATTTTGTTAAATACCAAAATGTCAGTTGAGTTTTCAGGGGCTGGCCATATTTTTAAAACCGGTATATTTGATTTATCTAAAAAGAATTGTGATGGTCTTGATTTAGTTTCTTTGTTAGGAATGTTGAGATATTCAGATCTACCTATTCTACTCATAGAAATATCAGTTTGTGTACTGTTGATAGTTCGTCTTACAACTACATCTAGGATGTCTATAATGTTTGCGTTGAGAGTATAGTCAGTTGTTCCTTCAGTAACTGTTTGAGTAGCTTGATCTATGGTCCATTGGTTGAGTCCTCTATTAGCCCACTCAGCCAACATTAAATTTATAGATCTCTTTGCTGTTTTAAGGTCATAACCGGTACGAAGCTCTAAACCGCACCTTTCATACGCTTCTTCGACAAACTCTGTTACGTTTGGTTCAAAGTTTGTACTACCTGAAGTTGCCATTATTCATCCTCGTTATAAAGGTTATCAAAAACCCTGTTTACATCTAAGGTATAGTCTAAATCAGATTTTGAATAATGTATATGTTGGGAGGGTTTGAAGTCAGGCGCACCTTCGCCTGTAACAAACCAGGCAGGATGTGTGACTCTTACTCTGTTATTAGGTAAAGCTACAATATTTCCTGTCCATTCACCTGCATCCAATAGCTCCAACACATGACTGCTTTTATGTTGTGCTGGATCATCAGCAATTTCATTTTCGGCGTAATCAACCGTAAAGTAATACTTTGCTGGAAACAGTTTGCCGTCTATTTTTGCTAACCAGGGACAAGGTGTGGCTCTATCTATTACATAGACTGAATTGTGATGCGAAGAACAATCCCAAGGTTGTGCATCATGTACTGCCATAGGTTTTGCGAAGTCATCAACAGCGGTATCTGCAACTAACCCTGTAATTGGCATTCTAGCCCACATAGCACCACCATGTATGTTGCCCTCATTCCAGTCATCACAATTAGATTCTTCACCAGTAAATATCACATGAAAACTGAGGCATCGTGTTGGCATAGTAGTAACACCAACAGCTAAAGCATGTAAGAACTCACCATGATATTTTTCATGGTTATGGGTGTACTCTCTCCTTACCCAACATTTGAAATGGGGTATATTACTATATAAGTATGACACTAATTAGGTAATATCTTCTCTTCTACGGTTTGCGAAACCTGCTGCTATAGATACAGAACCACCTTTAGACTTTTTCATCATAGGGCCACCTTTTGATCTTTTCATCATGGCTCCTCCCTTTGATTTTTTCATCATAGATCCGCCTTTAGACTTTTTCATCATGCTTCCACCTTTCGATTTCTTCATGATGCTACCGCCTTTAGACTTCATCATTTTTTTGCCGCCTTTTGAATATTTTCCCATTATTTTTTACCTTTTTTTGTAGTTTTTTTTGCTGGTGCCTTTTTCGCTACTGTTTTTTTCTTAACAGGAGCTTTTTTCTTTGGCATGTTGAAATATATACGAGTTTCTTCTACAGGCTCGTCCGGTCGCACTTTAGCGTTTAACCTTGCTTGTAATTTTGGATCTTCAGATTTTTTCTTAGGCATATTATTCTCCTAGCTCATAGTTGTAACTTTACGCTTATCTTTTCTGATAGCTCCACAACCTCTAGCTATAAAACCACCATTTTTTAGTTTAACACGATTCTGTTTTCTCATAGCTTTTTCAATAGCCATACCCCTTTTTTCTTCGTATGAAGATAGTTTGCCATCTTTATTTAGGTCGGCTTTTTTTGGGTTTTTTAATTTATTTGCTGCCCCTCCAGTTCCTTTGAATATTGCAGGATCAGCAATCTTATCAAGACCTTTTGCTAATTTTGTCCTAGGTGCAACAGTTTTTGCTACTTTAGATGCAACCTGTAATGGAGCTGTTTTAGCTTTGTATGCTGCACCTAACGCTTTTTTTGCTATTTTTCCTACTCTTTTCATAATTATTCCTTATATTACCTCAATCTATTTGCCATAACAATTCCTTGTCCTCTAATCGTAGGAGCAGAACGTATAGGACCACCTCCGGCAGCTTTTTTTCTGCCTTTAGTTTTTTTCTTCCAACTAATTCTTGCAGGACCTTTCTTCTTTTTTGCAGCAGAGGTGCATTGTGCCATAGTCGGTCTGCACGCTGGATAACCTCTTTTTTCACCTTTTTTTCTACCGCAAGGTTTACCTGTTTTACAATCAACCCAGCCTGTTCCTTTATTTTTAGAAAACCAATCTCTGAGTGTTTCTTTCTTTTTTGCCATTATCTAAGTCTGTCGCGCATAACTGCGCCTTGTCCTCTGATTGGTCCACCGATTGATTTTTTGACTCTTTTTTTACTTTTGCCGTAATTAGCAGCACCAACTTTTCTACATTGGACCAATCTACCGCTAGCATAAGCAGACGGCCAAACTTTTGCAGATGCTTTTACCTTGTGATAACAAGCGTCCTTTTTACCAGAACTTTTTTTCTTAGCAGATCCACCTTTTTTAAAACCAACAGCTTCAAGCGTTTTAGCTTGTTTAGCGTGTGTTTTACTCGCTTTTTTTAAGCCTTTGATTACTTTTTTAACTTTTCTTTTTGCAGCTGTTGTTGCCATTAGCATTTCCACCTTCGTCTTGCTTGACGTATTCTTGAATTAGGATTGTTTCTTGTTTTTGCAGAACTTCTTTTAAGTTGTCCCAAAGATCTAGCGCAATACGATTTACGTCTTTTAGCAGCTTTACTACCTTTTTTGACTTTACCCGTTACGGCTGTTTTGAGTTTAGATCCTGGATTAGCTTTACGATAGGCTTTTACACCTTTACGAGTCATACCAGCACCCTTTTTAGTAGGTCTGTAGTTACCGCCTTTACCTACGGTCCTTCGTATCGGTTTAGCCTTTTTTCGTGCAGCCATACTAATATAGTAGCACCACTAAGATGCTACTACAAAGTTTTAAGAATGGAAAACAGTTACTCTATCTATATTGCTCAATACGACATGAATACCATCTTCAAACAAAACACCTGAATCTGGAATATTCATGGTTTCAGTATCATTTGCGTTACAAGGAGCAATCAAGAGAGTAGAACCTGTAACAGAACCGTTTCTAAAAGTTACGGTACCGTCAGAAGATCCTCCTGCGATTATGTAGCCTCTCAATCTTGAACGGCTAGCTTGTAATACTGCTCCGCCTGTTGCGGAGCTAGTACTTGTAGCTGTTTTTACATCTGAACCTACGATTCTACCTGCCATTGTTTATCTCCTATCTTTCGCAAATTACATTAATGTAATCAATCGTCATAGTTTTGGCTGCTGCCTCACCATTTTGTATACCGAAAGATACAGTAAGTTCTTCATCATCAGGTAAATTAGTATTTACAACACCAACCGGAGTTGCACTACCTATAAAGTAAGATACTTGAGATGTGCTGGGATCTATAAAGAAACCTACATTTACAAATGTATCGTCAGCTAAAGTTGTTACTGCTGATGTAGTTGTATCAGTACCGTCTTTTTCTATATGAAAATCAAGGTTTGTATCACCATCATCTTTCATAAAGTAAACGCCGTCAGACACAGCTAAAGGTGTTGTATCGGTTATTTGTAAACCCATAACAACATCAGATTGTGTTGCATCACTTACTTTGAATCGTGCTTCAAAGAAAGCTCTTTTACTGCTGCTTAGTTTGAATGACTCACCTTTCAGTTGTAAAAAGTCTAAGTCATTATCGCCTGCTGCGTTAGTAAGTAAAAGCTGACCGCCAGCCCCAGAGGTCAAAGCCTCAGTAGCAGAGCCTGTTCCAGCTTCGGTTGTAGTGATAGTAAAATCACCAGAATTGTAAGTCATAAAATCATTTGAGTATTGATAAAACAACGAACTTGAGGGATTTACCAAGAACATAGGAAGATCCTTCTTATGTTTGGTAGACGCACTATTACCTGCGTTAAGTATTAAGTTTTGGAAATGTGGATTAGCCATATTGAACTCCTTATATTTGTATTAATGGAAACCGTAAACGGCCCTCATCAAGCTAATTAACAAATTTCATCATATCTTGTGGTTTCTGGAAAAGCAATTTATTTAGATAAAAAAAGGGGGCCATAAGCCCCCTAATAATTGTAGTTGAGTTATAAACGCTACAATCAGTCGTTCATTAAGCCCCTTGAGAACCGAACACGGCTCTGAAGTTAGAATATCCGAATGAATACCTTTCTCTAGCTTTGTATCTCATGTTACCAGTATCGAAGTCACCTTCTAATGCAGTTTGCATTGGAGATCTTTCAAAATACTTAAATCCATCAGGACAGTCTGTTTTCAAGAAGAAAGCATCTGTATCTGTCAGATAATGATTTACTACATAGCCATCAGGAATCATGCCTTGATTTCTAATAGAGTTTATGTCGTTGTCAGAAGTGCCAACTCTACCTGGAGTTGATAATAGTCTGTCAGCAACAAACTGCAATTGTGGTGGAATAATTAATTTCATTCCTCTTAATGCAATATTTAGGCCTCTATCATCGGTAAATGTAGAAACGCTAATTAATGCATCTTCAAGAGAAGTTTCATTAAGGTCCGCCATTGTAGTTGCTCTATTTGCAAGAGTACCACCTCCGCCTAACGGGTGATCTTCT